CATCGATGGTGCGATCCAGTACGGACGCGAGGGCCGCAACAAACCGCCAAGCGATGACCATTGGCTGATGGAATACTGGCTTATCGGGCAGCAGTTGCGCGAACTCGGCAAAACCGGCTGGGACAATCGCACACCGCTCGACTCGGCCGAGAAAGCCGCACTCGCCACCCCACAGCAGCATGCGCAAGCGGCGCTGAGTGACGAATGGATCAAGGAAACCATAACCGCTGCGGTTCAAACCGGTAGGGTTTCTTGGCTTGGCTTCGAGAGAGACGAGGACGGCAAGTATACAATTCCATCGTTGTCGCCTTACCATTACCAAATTGCCCGCGCCATCCTCGCCGCCAGCCAGCAGCCAGCCGCAGCACTGGAACGTTCCCGCGCAAACGGGAATGATGCGCCAGCCGTGCAGGTGCTGGATGAGCGGGAAATTGAAGATCAGATCGACGCTTTGTTGAAGCCATTAACTGACCAGTTTTCTGGCTTAGGTGAACTTGGGCCAAAAGTCGTGCGCAAATTACTACGCGCCGCACTCACGAAAGGACAGAAATGAACAACACTGAACTGCCGCCGCTGCCGGAATGCTGGAGCGCAGGCTCCTATCGAGAAGACTTCGCCGTCTACACTGCTGACCAGATGCGCGACTACGCTATGGCCGCTCTCGCATCCCAAGCAAGCAAGGGTGCGGGGGTGCCGGAAGGGTGGCGCGTAGCCATTGATGGCCTTATGGACTTCGCGCCGAGTAATCGCGGGCCACTGTCCGGCATGACGCGAGGCGGTGATTACGTACGCAAGGCCGATGTTATCGAAGCCTTGGCGTATTGCGTCCCATCGCCAGCACAGGCGCAGCCAGTAGCCTCGCAACGCCCGTCCGACGATGATCTGTGGGACCAGACATTGCGTGAGCGCGACTACAACGCCGAAATGGCCGACAAGCTGGCCTCTGCGATTGGCGATCACCTTGGCCGCGATATAGGCGAGCATTCCAGTGGTCATTGCCCGTGGCTGGCAGCGCTTGAAATGCTCAACGAGGCGCAGCCAGTAGCCTCGCAACCGATAGACCTCCTCAAACATCTGAAAGGCGCGGCCGATGCTGTAAAAGACTGGCCCGATTGGAAGAAAAACATCTGGCCGGATAACGAAATGCCGACCAAGAAGCAGCCAGTAGAAGCGGTGTTCCTGGCAGAACTGCTGGCGCGCATTCACCGTGATGGTGGCCAGCATCAAGTCGCCGTAGGAACTGAGCAGGCGTTCCGTGATGCCGATGCAATCGTGGTGAAGTGGCTTGCCGGCGAAGCACAGCCAGTAGCCGATGCCGCGCCTGCAGAGGCGAAGCGCGACATCCCAGCAGATCACGCTGTTTTTTCCGCTACTACGTTCTGGCTTGATGCCGTCGGCGCTGATGTCAAGATGCCACGAAACCCAGGCGAGGCTTGTTCTGATTACCGCCATCGAATCATTGCTAAGATGCGCGCAGATATCGCCGCCCACCCATCCCCCGCGCAGAGCGAGGCGCTGAGCCAGCAGCACGAAGACTCGCTCTTGCTAGATTGGCTCGACAAGCACTGTGTAATGTTGAAACGCCAGCTCAACAACAGGTGGCGGATTGTAGATTGGGATGGGCCAGAGAATACAGCCGAGAAGACGATTCGCGCCGCTATCCGCGCTCTCGCCGCCAAGCCAGCGGAATAATCCAAGCAAATCTTTGAAACACCGCCGCCGTGTCGGTTACACGGCATTTAAAGGAGAAACATATGAATGACAATTTGCAAAGTAATGTACCTCGCGCAACGTCGGAGGTTGAAGAGCATGGCAACGCCCTGCAAAATGAAATCGACATTCTGCACGAGAACCTGACCACGCTGGAAAACGTGCTGCTGCCGATCATCAAGCCGTACGGCGAAAGCGTGAAACAGGGCTCGGCGCCAACGGTTGGCATCGCGGAAGACGCACTTTCTCCAGTCGGTGATCGCTTCCGCAGCGCCCGGCGCCAGATCGGCGGCATCAACGACCGCATCAACAACCTGAAAGGCAAGTTGGCCGTCTAATCAGCCGTGACAAGCCCGCCTCACGCGGGCCTCATCACTGTATAATCAACCCCAAGCCCGGCGCCGCTCACCCAAGCCAAGAAGCAAAGTCGACGGTTTTCCCAACCCTAGAGAACGGCATGGGGAGGCGTAGATATGAAGTCATCATCAACTGAGTCATCCAGCGGAGACGTGGCAGAGTGGCAATGCACCAACCTTGAAATTTGGCGACTGGGCTGAGACCCCGGTCCGTGAGTTCGATCCTCACCGTCTCCGTCAAACGATTGCCACAGTAACCTCAAGCGCCCCATCATCAAGCACGCGCGCCACGCACTCAACCGGGCCGGCCGGCATCAACAGGCCAAGCGATCCCATCGCTACCTCTACCAAGTCAGCCATACGCCTATCGCAGAACAGATCGACAACGCAGTCATCTTCATGAAGCACTGCGACCGAACCGCGCACCACAATTCGCGCATCGGAAACACGGTCCACACCGTTACCAAAATGCCTCACCACAAACACAACAGCACAGCCTGTATCGCTGAATAAGTGCCCAGACATAGGTAGAGAGCCCCAGAAAACCAATTTTCCCCGCGTTTCCGCGATAAAGCACCATGCTGTCATCGTGATTCGCTTGTGCTACCATTGGTCCGAAAATCATACCGAATGGCAACAAACATTTAACAGATGTGGGTTGCGTAATACGCATAGGGACTAAGCCGTGAGCGAGAAGGCCGACAAGTCAGCCGCCAAGGAAGCAAAGAACGTCGATTGGGAACTGATCGAGCGGGACTACCGCGCCGGCGTTCTGTCTGTGCGAGAGATCGCTGCATCTCAGGGCATCTCTCACGCCGCCATCAACAAGCGGGCCAAACGCGACGGATGGGAGCGCGACCTGCAAGCGAGGATACAGGCAAAGGCCGATGCGCTGGTTTCCAAGCGCGAGGTTTCCAAGTTGGTTACCACGGAGCGTCTGGTAACCGAAAAGGCCATCGTTGAAGGCAATGCCATGCGGATTGCCGATGTTCGCATGTCCCACCGCAGTGATATCGCCCGCATGCGTCGCCTCGTCATCAGCATGCTGGAAGAGCTTGAGATCGAGACTGCCGATATCAGCCTGTTTAAAGAGTTGGGCGACCTGCTGCGCTCCGAGGACGATAAGGGACAAGACAAGCGCAACGACCTGTATCAGAAGGTAATCTCCAGTTCACAGCGTATCGACAGCATGAAGAAGTTGGCCGAGACGCTGAAAATCCTCATCACCGTTGAACGCGAGGCTTACGGCATCACCGATGGCGGCGAGAAGGAGGACGACGCCAAGGTAATCAACGCCCGCTACGTTATCGTGCCTCAAAAGCAAGTTGCTGTAGTCGAGACGCGCCAGTTGGCGAAGGTTGACTGATGGAAATGTTGGCCGCTGATCCGCGAGCGGATGCTCTTTGGGCGCCGACTGAGCGCCAAGAGGCATTTCTCGCGTGCGATGACTTCGAGGTGTTGTACGGCGGCGCGGCCGGCGGCGGCAAGAGCGACGCGCTGCTGATCGATGCGCTGTGCTTGCAGCACGATGGGCCGAACAACTCGCACCACCGCGCCGTGCTGTTCCGCCGCTCGTTCCCTGAGTTGCGCGACCTGATTGACCGCTCGCTGGAAATCTATCCGCTGATCGATCCTGGCGCTGAGTACAACAAGACTGAGAAGGTCTGGACGTTTCCGAGCGGTGCCAAGGTGGAGTTCGGCTACCTGCAAAACGACGCCGACCGTCTTAAGTATCGTGGCCGCGCGTGGAACTACATCGGCTTTGATGAGCTCACGCTGTGGGCAACCAACGTCTGCTATCTGTACCTGTTCTCGCGCTGCCGATCGACCGACAAGAGCCTGCCGCGCTACATCCGCGCCACGACCAACCCAGACGGGCCCGGCCAGAAGTGGGTTATGCAGCGCTGGGGCATTCAGGAGGACGGCAAGGAAACCAACCTGCCGGTGGATGTGGTTGACGATGAAATGGGCGTGGTGACGACGCTACGCCGCCGCTTCATCCCCGCGCGCCTGAGCGACAACCCGCACCTGTCGGCTACCGGCTACCGCGAGGCGCTGCTCCAACTTGAACCAGAAGAACGCGAGGCGCTGCTCAAAGGTC